GCAAGCTTTTTCAGCTTGCGGCGTTCCCGCGTTACGGCGGAACGGCACGGGCGAACAATGACTTTGCCAGTTTCGCCATAGTTAAACCTCTTCTTTAGGAACGTGAAACCGCGCGTCAGCTTCACGATGCGGGTTTTCTTCTCGTTAACGACAATGCCAAGCTTCGCGCACTCGCTCCGAATGTCGGCAAGCACCCCGCGCAAGTCCGCCTTGTCAAGGGCGATGCAATAAAGGTCATCCATGTAGCGCCCGGATGCCAGCACGCAAGGCGTGCGCAGCAACATATGGTCTACGGGGCTTGGCAGCGCCACGGCTAGTATCTGGTTCGGCTCGCTGCCAAGCCCAAGGCCACGGGTGCCGTGGGAATCAACTTGCGCGTACATAAGCGCCTTGATTCTCTCGTCATCTAGCGCCCTGTCAATTAGCCGCTTGGTGGCCTCGTGGTCGATGTTCCCAAAGAAGTTAGAGAAATCGACAAGCAGCACGTAACCTTCTGCGCCGTGCTTCTGGTAGTGCCTTGCAAGCTGCTGTTTAAGGCGCGAAACGGCAAAGTCGGTGCCGCGCCCCTTGATGTTGGCCGTGCAACCCGGCGCGAGCGTCGGCCAGATCGCCGGTGCCAGCGCGTGGCGGTTAAGCGCCTTATGCACGACGCGTTCAGAGTAATGCACGGACGTGATATGCCGAAGCTTGCCCCGCTCGAATATGTCAAACTCAACGCAGCCGCGCCGAATGTCCTTGCCCGCCATCAAGTCGGCGTGCGTCCTTAGAACGTTCGGAATGATGTTTGCAAGGTAGCGTTGAACGGCAGACTTCCACGCCACGCCGTGGGCGCAGTCGCGGGCGCACCTGTAAAGGTTGTCAATGTCGGCCACCTCTTCAAGCGTGCATGATTCAATGCGCTTGGAGCGGTTCGCCGCCCGCTTGGCATCGCGGCGGGCACGCCTTGCCGCCCGCCGCTCTTCGGATTTCATGGGCACCCCGCACGGCTTGCAATCGGCATCCAATAGCCGCTTAGGCACCGGCAATGAAATGCAAGCGAATGCCGAAACCTGCGCCATGCAAGCAGCGGTCTGCGGTACCTGCGGGGTGCATATTTACGGCCACATGGCCGAACGTTGCACCTTCCTTCCTCTTGCGCACGGATTGCGGACGTGTCCGCAATGACTGGCAGTGCAAAGGAATCACGGGCGCGGGCGAATGCTCCCATTCGTCGCCGAATTGTTGTTGGCATTGCCGTTGCTGTTGACATTGCACACGTTGGAAGCCGAACCGCCCATGACGGAACGCAGCCACCAAGTAACGTGCTAAACAAGGTGCAACGCGACGCTATTTTACCGCTGTCCAATGAGTTTCACACCCTTTCTTGCGCCCTTTATAAGCTTCGCCGCCGTTTCCACATCTTCGGCGACGCGCACGCACCGGCTTACCTTGATGATGCCAAGATCAATAAGGCATTGCAGGTCTTGCAATAGCTGTTCGCAGTCGGCAACGGCAAGCGTCATGTAATGCCGCCGTTGGGTAACGTTGTGTTCGGTGTTGGGGTAGAACGCGTTTGCGGTCACAAGGTTGTTTACAAGGCTTCTTGCCGTCTCTGCCATCGGCACGGCCAAAACGAAGCGGTAAGACTTCGGCATTGCCGCCGAAGTCACAAGCGCCGTTATCTCCTTGCGCACCCTCGTTGCGGTGGTGAAATACTCGAAGTTGCTTAAATCCCTGTAGCGTTCCAGTACGGTACTCATTAGCTTGCCTTTCCAGTGCGCCCGCGCAAGGCGGGCGCGGGCATAGCGTCATGCAACGGCTTGTCAGCCTATGAAGAAGCACGGGCGCGGGCGAATGCTCCCATTCGGCGCCGAATGGCCGTAGGCATAGCCGCGGCCGCTGACATCGCACACGCCGGAAGCCGAACCGCCCATGACGGAACGCAGCCACCAAGTAACGCGCGTGCCCATGATGCGGCTTGCCGTGCTGTCGAACAGCGGAAAATGGCAGTCCATGCCCACCGAATAGCCCTTTGAACCCCACACGGCGCACCCGTAAACTTCCATTTCTGACAATGACCACACTTTACCAAGGTCAGCCCAGCCCCAGCCGCTCGCTTCGGTCAGCGCGGAAGAGCCGTAGCGCTGTTCACACAATGAACGGTGGTTGATTAGCACATTGCGAAGCGCTGCCGGAAGGGCTGGCAAATAGTCGTTGATTTCCCAGCCGTGAAGGTGGCTGGCAAGATAGGGTTCTTGGACAGTGGCGTTTCCGTTGTTGGTGGCCGTGGTGTTCCACATGATATAGCTAGTGTTGGTGGCCTTGCTGCCGCTCACCAGCACCGGCGCGGCGGGCACGAAAGCAAGGTGGTGCGGCATCGCCGCATCTGAACACTGGTAATACGGATCTACCGCAGCAAGAAGGTAACGCACCGTCTGCGCTGGCACGTTTGAGCCAGCAGCTACGGGCACGTCCATGTAATCGCCGATGCGCAAGCCCGAAAAGTCCGCAGCTTGCACGCGCGAATGAAGCCACGCGTAAATATCGCCCTTCGCCGCAATCTCCGTTGCGAACGTGTCAGCAAGCGAGCGCCCCGGATACTGCCCGATGCTCTTTTGCCGGTCGAACTCTTCAAGAACGGTGGCGTTGCTCGCCACCTCGCGTGCGAAATCGTCTTTGTTAAGGCACGTTTGGCCGTTAACGTCAAAACCGCGTACATTCGGCATGGTTTCCACTCTCCTAAACTAGGGTGATTGTCTCTATATCGCCGTCAAAGGACGCACCGTTGATGCTTAGCAGTTCTTCGGTGATCGTGGCGGCGCGGATGCTCGGCACGTAACAGATTTCATCAATGATTATGTAGCTGTCCGTTGCTTCCGCAAGCGCCCGCGCAAGCACGGCGTTGTCCGCCTTGACCTTCTCCAACTCTTCGCTAGACGCGCCGCCGCCCGAACCCGTGCCGCTTCCGCCGCCGCCCGAACCGATTATGCTTAGCGCCCGTTTGGTCGCGTCGCGGGCATCCTCGGCGGCTGTAATCGCGTCCGCTGCCGCAATGTCCGCCTTGCTCGCCGAAGCATCGGCCTTTGATGCCGCTTCGTTGGCGCTCTTCGTCGCCTTTTCCGCGTCGGCTATGGCGCTGTCCACGCGGTCGGCTGCGTTGTTTGCGCGTTGCGCTGCCGTGTTCGCTGCGCCCGCCGCGTCGTTAGCGGCGCTGGCCGCGCTCGTGGCGGCGCTAGCCGCGTTGTTTGCGCTGGTGGTCGCCGTGCGTGCGGCGCTTGCCGCGCTGTTCGCTGCCGCAGCGGCGTTGTTGGCCGCTGTCGCCGCGCTGCTGGCGCTGCTCACTGCCGTTTCTACGCGGGCGGCTGCTTTGTTCGCCGCGTCTGCCGCCGTGTTGGCGGCTCCCGCTGCCGTGTTGGCCGCGCTGACTGCTGCGTTTCCGCGCGAAATGAGGTTGTCTATAGCGTCATCCCAGTTCTGCGCGGGCTGCTGCCCCTCGGTGACGCACCGCAGAATCTCGACGGCGAAGCGCTCCGTTGAGTAGCGCACGCCGTCTTTCTCGAACGCGAAATAAGCTTCGTCGGTGTAACCGGCCACGCTGCAAAGCTTGTTTTCGTCAACCGTCACCGTTGCGGCGTTGCCCGAAATGGCGGCAACGGCGCGGTAGTAGTGGCGCTTGTCGGGCAACAGCACTTCAAGGTAGGCCGTGAATCCCGTTAGCGCCGCTTCCGCGCCGCCGTCGTAGATAAGCGCCTTGATGGTGGTTCCGTGCTTGTCGCCCTGACCGACGCGGACAAGGCCAGCGCCCAAGCCGTCCTTGCTAAGGTCTAGTTCAAGCGTGTGCGTGTTCATCGGCTCTCACCCGCCTTGGTGATCTCGCGCAGGGCGGCAAGCTTCGCGCTGAACGTCTCTACCGGGTCGCGCACCTGCGCCGGTGGGTCATCGTCTGTCGCCGCGAGCGCCGCCGCTTCGGGAAGCATGAGCGTTTGCAGCGCGTCGAACACGTCAACCACTGCTTGCATTCGCTCGTCAACATAGACGGGCTGCACAAGCTGCAAAGAACCTTCGGTGCCCTTTGGCGGCTTGACTTCCGAAACATCCGCAATGCGCCTGTTGCCGTGGGCATCGACGGCCACGAACACCACGCCTTGCGATGCAGCCGCATTGAGCAATGCGGGGTCAAACTCTGTCACTTGCGCTTCGGTGTTGCTCAACGGGTCGTGAGCCATGTAGATAACTGTTTCGCCCATATCGTCCCCCTTATCCTGTTCCAACCGTGCCGTATGTGGTGCATAGCCCGTCAATATGCGAAATCTTGAAAGTTCCGTAATACCAGCCAACGCAACCGTTGCCGTTGTCGTGCAGTTCGGAAATGATGGGCTGTGAAATGGTGCCTGTCTGGCATATAGTCGCAACCGTGCTTATGTCGCTGCTCGCCGCCACCGATATTTGCGGGCTTGAAATCCTCGTGCCGTGCTGTGCTTGAAGCTGCAAGCCTTGGTACAGTTCGCCGGTCTGCACGTTTCGGAAGTGAGCCGAGAAGTCAATAACGCCGATCTGCACGCCGTTTTCGCTTCCCCGAATCTCCCCGGAAATCAGTTGCAGCAGGTTAGACGCAAAGCCGCATGAGAACTGGCCGTTTGCGGTGATGTTGGTTGCTTTCATGTAATTTGTGGTCAACGTCCCGTTGGTCAAATCCCACGTGTTGCGCCCCCTGTCATCGGTCAGCAGCCCCGCGCGTATGCGGTCGGCTCGCATCGTTCCGGCGTTGATGCAATCGGCGGTCACGCTCGCGCCCGTTATGAACGTCTTCCAGTTCCATTGCCCGCTGCTCGTAAGGCTCGAAGCAAGGCGGATGCCGCGCCCGGAAATGTTCACGCACCACATACCCGACACGCTTTTGAGCGGCAAGCCGGTTTCGGGGTTCAAGGGCACGTTGCTGTACAAGCTGCCAAGTTCAAAGGTTTCAACCTTGTAGGTTCCAACTGAATTGAACTGATCGTTAAGCGCGTCTTGAAGCTGCACCAGCCAGCTAACCGACGTGCCCGCCACCGCGTCATAGGTCGCCGCCGCGCGGCTGCTGTTCTTTAGGGTCTGGCTCACGCTCTGCCACATATCGGCCATGCTGTTAATGAGGTTGCCGAAAGTAACGGTAGCGTCGCCGCCCAGCAAGTCGCGTTCGATCTGCGACACGCGCCCGGTAAGCCTTATGCCCTCTTCGGTAAAGCCCTTGTCGATTATCGCCACGCGGTCACCAACCGCCGCGCCTTCCCAGCTTCGCCCGAACGCGTACAGGTCAAGCACGCTCGCTTCATAGCTAACCTTCGGTTCGCTGACCTCTGCAAGGTACGCTTTCGTTTCCTTTAGAAGCTGCGCGGCATCCTCGCACTGCTCGTTCACGTAGCTTGTGCAAGCTGGCAGAGCGGTGCCGCTGGCGTTCGGATGCCCCCAAATCTTCGTTGCGGCGGCATCCTCGACGTAGGCTTTGCCGCCGTTGATTGATTCAAAGGTCAGCCGTCTGCCGTAAGCCCCCGAATCCGTCTCAACGCCCTTGCCGTAGCCGTAGACGCGCGTTTTCGGGTTGTCAGCCGCCACCGTGCGCGTGATGGTCTTAATGTCCTTCGTCCACGTGAAGCGCTTAGGGCTTGACTGGTTGCCGCGCAGCTTGCGCACGCCGACTTGGCGCGAAACCACCGAAGAACCATTGGTTGTAATGGTGGTTTCCAACTCGCCGCCCCACGCTTCCAAAATCTCGGCTATGGATTCGCGGGCGCTCTGGTGGTAGAGAACGACGCTTGCGCTTGCGGTCACGTCGCACGCGCCCACCGCCCAGCGCGTGCCGGTAAGCACGCGGGCAAGCGCCGTTGCAACCTGCCCCGACGGCCTTACATCGTCCGTCCAATCGTCCCAAAGTTCGGCGATTGAGTTAACGCCCGTGAACTCGGTTTGCAAGGTTCCGTCTTCGCCGTGGGTTCGGCTCGCATCGTCAACAATGTGTTCATGGGTCTTGCCCTGCGCGTCAACCCAAACGATATAGTCACCCTTGTTCACGTCATCGGAACACGTCACCTTGATTTCGTCGGTGCCGTCCAGCGCTTCGGTGTGCGTCGCCGCCGTAACGTCCAGCCGCCCAAGGTTTACGCCCCAGCGCGAAAAGCGCGTGAAGCCAACTTTTCTGATTAAAGCCATCTTTCCCGCCATTCCAGCACCGCGCTGCCGCCGCTTAGTTGCAGGGTCGTGCGGCCATTGATCGTGAAGAAATCCGAATCAAGCGTGACGGCGGCGGCTTGGCTGTTGACGGTCGCCCGCTCTAGCGCCATGTCAACGCGCACGGTGCTTGTGCTTGTGACGCTCGACGCAAGCTTTACTTGCTCGCCCGTGTCAACGTTCCTGATATACCAAGCCGCGCTTGAAGACGGCTTAGCGGTGATTGCCAGATGCGCGGGGCGGTTGCCGCCCGCGTTCACCGTGAACGTTCCCGCCTTGACTTCAACGCGGCGCTTGTTGCCGTAATAGAACGGATCGCCAACATGGAACGTCACCGTTGTGCTTGGGCAAGCGTCCGTGATCTCGCCAAGGTCTGTTGACCCGCTCACGATTGCCAGAAGGTAGCGCGTGGGGTCATCGGGAAGCACCAGCGGCGCGGGTTCGTCGGTGCATAGCAGTTCCGCCAGTGCGTGGCGAACCGCCGCCGCGTCCCGCCTGTCATCGCTTCTTAGCCAAATGTCAACCGGCAGATCATAGCCCCCGAAGTAGGCCGATTTGAACAACTCGCCGTGGCGGCCTGAAACGCTCTCGAAGTTCGCGTTTACAGGTGCCATGATAGGCCGGTTGACCTTGCAGCTTACAAGGGCGCTTAGGTCGTGCCCGTTGAATATAACGCGGTCGGTCTGCGCCCGCTTCATCTTACGTTGCAACGCTCACACCCCTTTGCTTTAGCTTGCTTGCAATCCCAAGGCCGATTTGCTGGCCTGTCTGGTACGCGTCCGCATTGCCCGCAACCGTCGCGCTGACCTCGACGCTGACGGCGATTTGCTGCGCGGGCTGTCCGCCGTTGAACGCGTTGTTAACCGCGCGTTCGATGAAGTCCCATAGCTGCTTTTCAGGCGCCACGTACTCGCCGCCCGCTTCGCCAACGCCGATGATCGAAGCTTTGTCGAAGTAGCCGCCGCGTGCGTACCAGTCAACGGACACGCTAGGCAGCTTGATTGGGCCAACGTCATTCCAAGAAACGTTGAAGTGCGGCATCTTGATTTTCGGCAACTCAATCTTGATGCCGCCGAAGATGCTCATAATCTTGCCCGGTATGTCCTTTATGAAGTTCCACGCGTTTTCAATGGGGTTCTTCATGAAGTCTCGAACGCTGTTGAACACGCCGTTTACCTTCTCGCCCAAGCCCGGAAAGCCCAGCTTGTTGCCTATGGCATCGGCGACGCGCACGGCGTTTTGCTGCGCGTTGTCCATCTTCTGGCTGATGTTGTCCTTGATCGCGTTAAAGGCGTTGGCGGCTTCGGCCTTGGCGGTTGACCAGTCGCCGGAAAGGGCGGCTTGCAGGGCGCTGCCCGCGCTGCTGCCCACCTGCTTTGCCGTGTTCATGTCGTTTTGCACGGTGGAAGCAATTCCGCCGAAGTACGTTTGCGTGGCGGTCTGTAGGGTGTTCCACTTGTCGGAAACCCAATCAGCCGCGCCCTGTGCCTTTTCGGAAACGGTGCTTTTGATGTTCTCCCAAGCGTTGCTTGCGTCCTGCTTGAAGCCTTCCCATTTGCTCGCAACATCGCTTTTGAACTGCTCAACGCCGCTTGTAACGTCGTTCCAAACGCCGCCCCAGAACTCACCGGCACCGCTAAGGAAGTCACAAACGCCCTGCCACTTCTCCGAAATCCAGCCGGTGAAGTCAGCCCACATCTGCTTGCCCGTCTCGGTCTGCGTGAAGAACCACGTAAGACCGGCCACCGCCGCGCTTACCGCTGCGATGCCAAGGCCGATAGGGTTAGCGGTGATAAGGCCGGTTAGGCTCTTCCATCCGCCGCCAAGACCGCCGAACTTCCCGCCCAGCCCGTCGGCCTTTCCGCCAAGGTCAACGAAGCCGCCCGCAATGCTCTTGATCGCGCCGCCGATGGGCGCGGCGCTCTGCATGAACTTGCCAACGGCGGTAGTAACCCCGCCGAACGCCAGCACGCCTAGCCCAAGGTTCTTGACTAGTTCTTGCTGCTCCGGCGACAGCGATTTGAACCAATCCGAAGCGGCTTGAAGCGCCGGTGTCAGCTTGCCTAGAATCTCGCTGCCAATTTCGGTTACCATCTGCTTTACCGGCAAGGCCGCTTCGCCCATTTCGCGCATGGATGTTTCAAGTTCGTTTTGCGCGTCGCGGCTTGCCAACAAGTCTTTGTTGGTTTCCTGAAACGCCTTGCCAGCATCCCCGTAAACGCCCGCCAGCGCGTCCGTTACAAGGGTCGCGCGTTCCTGCTCGGTCTTGCACGCCGCCAGTGCTTCGTTAAAAGCGTCTTCCTTGGTCTGACCCTCTGCAATGGCCTTGTTGAAAGCTGCTTGTGCGGCAGAATTGCCGGAAAGGGCGTTGCTCCACTGCTCGGCGCTAGCCGTTGACCAGTTGAGCGCGTCGGCGAAACTGCCGGTTACCGCGCCGGTGTGCGCGGTTTCCTGCGCCGTTTCTGCCAAGTTCTCCAACGGCAGCGCGTCGCCGAATGTGGCATAGGCACCGGCTGCAATGTCAGTCCACTTCTTCAATTCCTCTTCGTCTTGCGTGAGCCTGATTAGGTTCTGGCTCGCTTCGGTGGCGGTGTCGCCGTCGCCCAAGATGCGGTAGAAGTTCGCATAGGTGGTCTGCGCTTGCTCAACGGTGCTTCCGGCGCTGGTGAAAGCGGTTTCAAGCTGGTTGTTCTTGGCTATGGCCTCTTCTTGGCTCTCCGCAAGGGCGGTCAGGCCGGTTGCCGCCGCCGTGATGCCGCCGGAAATAGCAAGCCCGCCGCGCTCAACGCCCTTGCCCGCCTTTTCCAGCTTGTCGGCGTTATCTTCGATGGTCTGGCCGAACTTGTATAGCTTGGTTTTCGACGCTTCGGCTTCGCGCGACGTTTCGGCAAGTTCCTTGCCGTACGATTCAAGCTGGTTTTCGCATTGCAAGATAGCGCGTTTAAGGCTGTCGTATTGCCGTTCCTCTTCGGCGGTCAGCCTAGCGCCGCTCTGCTGTTTCGCTTCAAGCTGCGCAAGCGCCTGTTTGTACGCGTCCAACTTCTGTTGCGTCTCGCCATAGGCGCTGTTTAGCGCCTTGACCTTCTGTTGCAGCAAGTCGGTATTGCCAGGATTGAACTTCAAAGACTTGTCAATTTCCTTCAAGTCCGCTTGGGTCTTCTTGGATTCGCTAGAAACCTTCTTCAAAGCCCCTTGAAGTTCGGTAGTGTCGCCGCCGAACTTGATAACAAGCCCTTTGTAGCTTACCGCCATGCCGGTTCACCTTCTTTCAATTCTCAAGGTGCATGAGCGCTTCAAACACCGCGCCCGCGCGGGTGCGGTGCCGTGAAACGTTCACTAGCCCCAAAATGCCGCTTCGGCCTTGCGTGCCTTTTCGTCGTCTTCGTAGTTGGCGACGGCATCGGCGTAGAACGCGTGAATCTCCAACAGGTCTTTGACCTGCCGGAAGCTAAGTTGCTGCAAATCGGTGATGGAAAGCCCGCATTGCTGGCAGTTGTACAGATAACGCGCGTCGCACGCGTCTGACAGGTTGCTAGGCAGTGGCGGCGCTGGCTGCTTCGGCGGGCGCGGCTTCCACTCCATCGGGCGTTGAAGGAAAAAAGTTATCCTCGACAATGCCCATCACGTCAGCCGCCCAACCGTCCCCCTTCTGTAGGTCGAACGCGGCGGGCGGAAGCGATTTCACCCACTTGTCAAAGCCAAGCCCCCAACGCGGCTTCGCGGTCTTGATGCACGCATAGGCGATTTCAAGAAGCGCCGTCATCGACGGCATACCGCAAGACTTCATCGTTTCAACGATCATGCCCACGTCTTCGTTTATGTCCTTGGGGCGCGTCGCGCCGTTGGGCTTCTCGACGCTGAACGAACGCGAAAACACAATGGGCGTGAATCCGTTGAAGACGGCTTCAAACTCCATGCCCTCGCCGAAGTCGATAACCATTACTCGCCCCCGTTCTCGGCGGGCGTGCCGGTGTCTTCCGCTTCGGCCTTGCGCTCTAGCAGACCGTCAGTGTTGACGGCATCGAAGAACGTTTCATAGTCCGGCAGACCCGTGAAGCTGTCATAGCCGCTCGTGCGGTCATCAGCCGTGCCGCCGGGTGGAACAACGGGCTTCCACGTAAAGGGATAGTCAAGCTGCGTGATCTCCGGCGTGTCGCTGTTGGTGGTGAGGGTCTGCGACGGCTTGGCAAGCTGGCACATCAGCAGACAGCGGCGGCGGCCTGTGACGTGTCCGGGCTGCTCGCACATGAAAGCGAACTTCTTAGGCTTCTTGTTGGCTTTCAGGTTGGTGCGCCCGTCTGCCGTGATCTCGTAGCCCACCAGATCGGCGATAAGCTGCCGAAGTTCCGGGGTGCCCTCGGTATCGTAGAAACTCATGGTGCCGCTGCCGCCGTTGTCCTGCTGCTCTTCCAACCAAACTTCGTTGTCCGCGTGGCTGGTGCCAGTCTCAACGCTCGGTTCCATGCCGATTTCAACGGTACCGGCAACATGCACCGGCTTTTCATAGGTAAGCTTGTCTTCGTCAAGGACGATCGCGAAATGAGAATTGCGAACGCCGAAAAAACCGTTACGTGCCATTTTCAAGGCTCCTATCTACTCGGTTACGTTGACGGTGAACGACGCTTCAATGAGCCGTTCGCCGTCTAGGTGTGTTATTGCTTTCTCGAATGCGCAGCCCGCCGCGTCCAGCGCGTCGGCAATCTTGCTTTCAAGGTCATATGAGCGCTGCGCGGTGTAAAGCAAGATTTCGTAGGGCATCCAACGCGCCCAAGCGTCGTTGTCGGCATAGGCCGTTTCGCCAAATCCCGCTTCTAGGCTTATGTAGGGCGGGGCGGGCTTGTCATCGTCTGAAAAGCCCTCGTTAGCCCAAGGGATGCCCAGACCGTCAAGCACGGCGCAAAGCTGGTCAAGTGTGATCACGTCGCATCACCGCCCGCCATGAACTCGCGCCCCACCTCTTCGGCCACGGCTTCAATAACCCCGTCACCCGGCGCAACGCCGTAGGTCTTGCCGGTCTGGTTCTTGATCTTGTGGCCTTTTTCAAGCAGGTGCGTTAGCTGGTATTGCTTGTTATGCACCGTCACTTCAACGCCGGTTTCCAAGCTTGCGTGGTCTACGGTGCTAGTCCAGCCCTTCGCGTACTTGCCGGAACGCTTGCGGCTCTCTGCTTTCAGGCGCTTCACCGCCGCTTTGCCAGCGTCGGCGGCGCGTTGCTCCAACAACGCTTCGTTTTCGCCTATGCAGTCGCGCATGGCGGCGGCAATCTCGCGTTCAATGTCGTTGCTAACCCTGCTCACGGTCGCCCACCCTCTCAACAAGCGTTAGCCGCACGTTGTCCGGCGTTCGCTCCACGCGCTCAACGGCAAGCAATGCGCCGTTGAACTTCACCAGCGTTTCGCCGCGATAGGCGCACGCCCTCAACTCGATTACCGCTTGCGGCTTGATTCCCGCCGCGCTTGCGGCGTAGTAAGCTGCCGCGCTGATGCTGTAGACGTTGCAAGGCACGTCCCGGAACGCAAGCGAGGTTGACACAACGCCGCGCTTGTCGCGCGTCTGTGTCTCTGTTGCAAGCTGGCACGCGCCAGCCCACATACTCATTTCTCGCCCGCTTCTGCCTTGCCGCCATGCTCGGTGCTTCCGGCCATGCGGCAAAGCATTTCGTTGAATGAGCGCATGAGCCTGTCAGCGTCCGGGTTATCCATGCCGAAGTTAGCCTTGACGTAGGTTTTCACGGCGACGCGCACGCTTGCGTCATCGTCGCTGTTGGCCTTAGCGTCGGAAACGCCGCCCGCAACCAGTGCGGAACGGGCGGCGCTCACAAGGTCGGCTATCTCTTCGTCATAGCCGGTGTAATCGGCAGGGATGCGCAGGGCGCTACGGCAAGCCGCCAGAAGGTCGGCTTTGTTTTCGTCTGCCATCGGTGGCACCCCCTTAGATCACTTAGGCGGATGCGCCGCCGATGGTAAGCTGCGCGAAGGACTGCGGGACGGCAAGGCCGCAATCATAGAGCAAGTAGCCATCGAAGCAATGGTTCTGCGAACCGTCGGTGGCGACGTAACCCGTAACGTCCACGCCGTCAAAGGCGTTGCCCTTGATCAGGTCGGGATAGCCAACCTTGATAATGCCGTCGGCGCAAGCATCGTCCTGCTTGACGATGCGCCCGAAGATGCGGCCTTGCACGGCGGGGTCATCGCTCTTTTCGTTCACAAAGTAGCTGCGCTTGTTCGCGTCCTCAACCATGGCAATATAGTTCCAAATGGTGTTGTTGTTCGCGTAGATGATGCAGCCCTTAGGCGCGGGGTTCGCAAAGGTCTTCAACAGCCCAAGGGTCTTCACAATGTCGGCCTTGGTGAGCGTTCCGGTCTTTGCAACGGCCAGCTTGTTAGCAGCCGCCATGCCCAGCTTGGCATCGTCAAGGCGCGTATGGACGAAAGCGTTTGCCGCAACGGCGATTCGCGCGGCCACCTCGGAAATAAGCCAGTTCTCGAAACCGTCAATGGACTGAACGGCCATCTTGCGGGACAGCTTAACGGTCTTCTTGATCTCCACGCCAACAAGCCCGATGGTGTCAAACTCGTTCTTCTCGTCGGTGGGTGCCTTGCCCTCTTCGGTCTGCGCGGCATCGCCCTGCGCAATGCCGGTGTGGCGCACCAACTCGAATTGGTGCTTGAAGGTGGAGCGGCTCACATCGCCGAACAGCACCGCCGAATTGTCAACAAGGCTGATGATCTGGCCTTGAATCTCCTTCGGGATAACGGCATCGGTGTTGGTGGTAAGCGCGGTGAACGCCGCACGCTCCTGCGTGGTCATCTCGTTGCCACCGCCAAGCTGAACGCCCGCGCGGGTCGCAATTTCTTTGAGCCAACCGCGCTTCGCTGCGGCTTCGTAGTCGGTAGTGTCGCGAACGACGGCACCGGCAGCGCTCGCGCTGCGTGCCAGCGGCACGGTGGAAACCTTCGGCGCGGCTCCGCTCTCGATAGCGGAACGGGCGGCGGCGACAGCGGCGGCGCGGGTCTTGCGCTGCTCTGCCTGCTCGGTGGTCTTGCGCTCGATCTCCGCCGTAAGTTCGGCCATGCGCTCTTCGTCCTGCTTGGCCTCTTCCTCGGTCACGCCCTCGGGGGTTCCCTCGGCGTACTTGTCAATCAGCGCTTGCAGTTCCTTCAACAGTTCATCCATGGTTCTAGCCTTTCTTTCTTGCGTTTGCAATTGCCATTACGGCGCACGCCCTCGCGTGCGTCATGCGCCGCCGCGCAAACTCCTTGCGCGTCTGCTCAATCTCTCCGTTAAGCAAGTTGCGTGCGCTAATCTCGGTGTTGGGGTCAGCCGGAAGGCTCACCGCCGACACGTCGAAAACCTTTTTGACCCGCGTAATAGTGGTAGTGCGGGTTTCCCTGTCGAACTCGTCAGCGGCCACGGTGAACGCCCATGACATACGCGTGATAAGTCCGGCGGCTATCTCTTCGTAAAGCTCGCGCGATGCTTGGCTGCGCGACAGGTCGGCGGCGATGAACAAGCCGTGTTCGTCCGGCTCGATAAGCAGCGTGCCGTTACTCGTGCGGGCGTACACGCGCCCTTCGTGGTCGTACTGCAAAATCACGTCCGACATATCGGCTTCGCGGAAAGCATCGGGGCTGATAATCTCCAAATACTCGTTGCCCGCGAAGTCGCAATAGATGGGGTAGGGGTCATTGAACGTGCTTGCGTAGCCCTCGACGTAGTAATCACTGTCAAAGCGCTTCTTCGGCTCTTCGCCGCCCTCGTCTGCGCGTTTGAGCGGCGCGAGCGTGGCGGTCAATGTTCGGTACTGTCTCTCATTCGGCTTGCTTGGCATCGTTGCCCCCTTGTCCCTTGTCCTTTGGTGCGCCTATCTGCTCCGAAAGCGCAATGTTGGCGTTGGTCTGCGCGGCGCTCGCGGCTTGCTCTGCCGTATGCTCGCTAATCAACCCAAGGTCGATATACTCGCCACGGATTACGTGGCGCTCGCCGCCCTCGTAGTGCGGCGATTGGAACACGTCGGCAACTTGGTTGCCGTTCCAGATTCCACGGTCGAAAAGCGCCGTTGAAACGGCAAGCTTCGTTGTGTTGCTGGCGAACTCCAAACGGTTTGCCGAAAACATGATTTCGTTTCCGTGGGCAATCTCGTTTTTCGTGTAGGTCATCGCCGTTAGCACGTAGCCAAGCTGAACGGCGAACGTCTCAATGTTCCCTTCGTAGAACGCGTTATAGGTGTCCTCGTTCGCCTTGTTCAGCACCACGTCTTCGTTGGTGCCGAAGAACCTATAGGCGCTCTTCTCGATGCGCTCCATCTGCGCCGCGTCAACCGTGTAGCTTGACGGCGTAATCTGCTTCACATCGTCAAAGATGCGGTCATACACGGCGATGCCGCCCGCGTTGGACGGGTCAAGCTGCTTGTTGAAGTCCTTAGCGGCCTGTTCCCTGTCCTTGTCGTTGCGGTTCTGGCTCAACTTGCCTATGAAGCGGATGAACGCGCCTTGCTTAATGGCGTTCATTTCCCCTTCGGTCTGCGCGTGCATAAGTTCTAGCGTCGGGTTAAGCACGTTGGTACCGTCGCCGAAAAGGTCACTTCGGTACTGGTGGCGCGTCATAACGCCGACGCGTGACCATTCCACGTACACGCTTTCAGAAGTCGGAAAGTCCAGCTTCAACCAAAGTTCGCCGCCCACGTCATAGGCCGTGCATTTGCTCGGCAACACCGGGTAATAGCCAACGTGCGTTGTGTTGTCATCAGCGAACAGCGGAATGATCAACGCCGTGTCGTTCACCTGCAACATGGTGTAAATGCGCTTGATGAACTGCGGCGTTGTCATCCACGGGTTGGGCTGGTAGGCCAGCGAAGCCGTGGCGTGGCTCTGCGCCGTGCCGCTTACCTCTGGTTTCAGCTTGCTTGCGTGGTTCGCGCCGCTCTCGATGATTGAGCGCGTCAACTCCGCTTCGTATATGCCGCCCGTCCAAGTGGTGAAGCTTGGTTGGTAGGCCGTGAACGTTGAGAAGTAGCCGTTTACGGCTTGCATCTGCTTGCCGTGAAACACGGAATCGAACATTGAGCGTAAGCGCGGTTTCAGTCTTGCCAAGGTTTCAGCCCCCTATCATTGATTGGTATTCGTCGGCCATGTCTTTAAGGACTACGAACGCGTCACACTCCGCCGCCCAAGCGTCAATGCGGTTGCGCGGGTCTTGGTTCTTCTTGTCCGGCGCAATGTTGCCGTTCGCGTCCGATCTGACGGCCACGTTTGAGCGGCACCACTCCGCAATTGGGTTGGCGTTGTCAACTATTCGGTTCTCCCGGTAAAGCGCCCGTAGTTCCTTCATCGGCATTGACAAGGTTTGCGCCCCCTGCACAACGCGCCTGAAATAGTCAGCGCCAAAGTACCCTTCGTAAGCTTCCACGGTCGGCACGTCGCGCATATGCCACGGGTCATAGCCGCAAGCAACGGCATAGATGCCGTATTTCTGCTGAATCTCGGCCACCCAATCAAGAACCGTGCGTTTGTCGATAATCGGCGTTGGGCACGTGCGCAAGTAGCCGTTGGCAATCCACGCATCATAGGGCACGCCGTCGCGCCCGCCGCGCCGTCCCTCGCGCTCCGCTTGCTCTAGCGCACGTTGCGGAATCCACGCCATGTGCAGCGCGTATATGTTCGGGTCGTTCGGGCGCTGCATGAGCAGACACGCCGCCGTAAGGTCGGTGGTGTCCGAAGCATCAACGCCCAGAATCGCGTATGTGAAGCCGTCCGACGGGTCAAAGGTCGCGTCGTTGTGGATCTCTGACCATGTAAGCCAAGCTTGGCTTTGGTTCTCAATCAGGTTGAAATCCTTAACAAGCAGCGTCGGCAGAAACGTAGGGTCGTTCTTGGCCTTGCTCACGTTCTTGCGAAGCGCTGGCAGTGATTTGATGGTGCCTAAGCCCGGATTCGCCTTGACCCAAGCCGGTTCATGCTCCCATTCCTCGCGTTCGTCCAATTCGTAAATAAACGCAATGAAGCGTTCAGCGTCCGTGCCGGTCGCCTGACCGTCAAGCCACTTCGCGGCGTACTGGTATTGAGCATCGAAGATGCCAGCGCGAACAAAACCGTTGGTTGTGATCTCCAAAACCAGCGGTTGCCTACGCGCCGACGTGCCTTGTATGGTCAGGTCGTACAAGTCGCGGTTTCGCATTGCCGCCAACTCGTCGATGATCGCGCCCGACACGTCCAAGCCGTCAAGGTGGTTCGTGTTAGCGCTAAGCGCCTTGATGGTGCCCATGTTCAAATCGCAATATAGGTCGCTCACGCGCTTGCGGATGTGCTTTGACAGCGCCGGTGACGTTTTAATCATGCGCCACGCGTTGTTGAAGCCCTTAGCCGCCTGATCGTGGGCGGTTGCGACGTTGTAGACCTCTGGTGCGCCCTCGTCATCGTTTACCTGCAAGTCAATTTCGATTGCGGACGCAAGCGCGGTCTTTCCGTTCTTCCTGCCCATGACCCAAAGCACTTCGCGGTACTGCCGCAAGCCCTCTGCGTCAACGAAGCCGAAAATCACGGACAGAATGGCAAGTTGGAACAATTCCAGCTTGAAAGCGTGCCCAAGCTTGCCGGATGGTAGGCGGCAAAAGCGTTCAATGAAGTTAACGTGCTTCTGTGCGTACTCTTCGCGGAAATGGTACGGATAAAGCGGGTCTTTGTTGTCCATGTCGCGCAGAATCTTTGCAGCTACCTGCTTGATCTTGCGACAGGCCGTTATAGACCCGTCCAGCACGCCGCCGAAGTATTCACGTATGGCTTTCTCGCACCGCCCAGCCTTAGCGGCCTTAGTCATAGCGCGTTTCAGCTAGGTAGTCCGTGAGCGCATCAGCAGCCGCCGCGCCGGTCGGCATCATGTCGCAAAGCTGCTTGATGCCGCGCTGAAACGTAGTGAAAAGTTTGTTGTATGCCTGAAAGCCGGGATGCTCGCGCAATCCCGATTGCCCGCCGCCGTTGTCATACTCGGTGTAGATGCTCTCATAAAGCAAATCTTTGCGGGCTTCGTCCAACTTGTACTTCATAAACGCGAGGTTGGGAAGCATCCCAAGCACAACGTTGCGCTTGTCCTCTGGTATCGCGTCTTTGGTCAGGCGTTGAAGCTTGCGCAACTCGCTGTCAACCCTCGCTTGCGGGGTGGCGGGCTTGCGCTTCGGCTTACTTTCGGCAACTTTGCCCGAAACTTGCGAACTATCGCATACTTTTTCTTTCTTCACAAGACCACCCCCCTTTGAAAAGTCGGCGCACGAATAAAATTGACA